GCAAGGGTCAAGAAAATAAGTAACCATGAAAATGTAGGTGCAGTTCGTGATGCAGGTTGGACTATTCATGTGCATGGGTGGCATCAAGACGATAAAAAGAAATGGCATTGTAAAAGTAAGGATATTTCATAATGTTAAATGCTGATAGACTTTTAGAGATAATTGAAAATTGGTCTATTTGGATGAAAAAACCAACGCATAAATTAGGATTTCCATCTAAGTCATTAGTTATGATGAGCGGAGGAGCTTCTACATCAGATTCTTTTGAAGAATTAATATTAGCACAAGATATTAATAATATTAAAATTATTGATACTCTTATACATGGATTACCAAGTGATCAACAGGATGCTATTTTTTATAAATATTTAAATTGTAAAAAACCGTTTGCTTACGAATATAAATTAGAAATGGCTATTGACAATTTGCTTACAATAGCTTCTCGTAAAATAGATGCATAAAACACTGTACATTTATGGTAAAATGTAGTATAATCCTAACCCTGTGGACGAGAAGTGTCCATTTTTTGTAATCTCCAAGTTGCCCTATGTATATAGGGCTTTTTTTATGGTCAATGTTTGTGAGCAATGTGGTGAAGCATACGACTCCACAGGTTATCCTGTTTGCCCTGATTGTCAGTTTGACCATATTTTTATAAAGGTACCAAATGAAGAAACTAACAACAAAAAAAGGAAAGATGGCGAAAGTGGGCAAGGTAATGAAAGAGTTTAAAACAGGTTCATTATACTCAGGTAAGGGTGGTAAAGTAGTAAAGTCTCCTAAACAAGCTATTGCTATTGCTTTATCAGAAGCTGGCATGGCTAAAAAGAAAGGTAAATAATTATGCCAATGGTCGGAAAAATGAAGTTTGCTTACACAGAAAAAGGCAAAAAAGAAGCTAAGTCATACGCTAAGAAATCAGGTAAAAAGGTAGTTGCTAAACCTGCAAAGAAGGGCATGAAAAGTGGCTACTAAGCCAGGACTCTGGTCTAACATTCATGCTAAACGTAAAAGAATAGCAGCAGGTTCAGGTGAAAAGATGAGAAAACCAGGTACAACAGGCGCACCAACTGCAAAAGCTTTAAAACAATCAGCAAAGCCAGCTAAAAAGAAATAGTGGTAAAGTTAGATATATATGTAGGATATGATGGCAAGGTAGAACCAATTGCTTATCATAACTTTTGCCAGTCAGTTATAGAGAAGTCATCTATACCGGTAAGTTTTACACCTTTAGCATTAAACACTTTAAAAGACTATAAAGAAACACATACAGATGGTAGTAACGCATTTATCTATTCAAGATTTTTAGTACCATATCTAAATAACTTTAAAGGTATCGCACTATTCGTGGACGGCGATATGATATGCCGCACAGATATAGCAGAGATACTAGCTAATTTTGATAATGACGAAGCAGTCAAAGTTGTTAAGCACAGTTATAAGACAAAGCATCCTGTTAAGTATTTAGGTGCAAAAAACGAAGATTACGAGAAAAAAAATTGGAGTTCAGTTATTTTATGGAATTGTTCACATTGGTTGAACCGCCAGTTAACTCCTAAGTTTATTCAAGAGCAAACAGGTAAATATCTTCACAGGTTTCAATGGTTAAAGTATCCTGAAGAACAAGTAGGCAAGCTAGATGAAACATGGAATTGGTTAGAAACAGAATACGAATACAATGTAGACGCTAAGTTAGTGCATCATACATTAGGCACACCATGCTTTAAAGACTATCAGAATACAGACTATAGTCAAGAATGGTGGGACACATACAATAGAATGATATATCCTCTTAAAGGAAACGGACAAGAAAGCGAGTTATAATTGGCTACATTACAGGACATACTATCAGGGAACTTCCCTGCTGCACAAAGATATGCAGAAGGTTATGCTCAAATGCCATCTTACTTGCAAGACCCATACTTAGGACTATCTACTAGCAATATAGGTAATGTAACAAAAGGTTTACTAAGTAAAACACAATTTGAGAAAGCTCAAGAAATAGCATCTAAAAACGCAGAAACGTTATTAGGATTACCTAAAGGTAATACTGCTATGGAAAGAGCTAAAGCTATGGGGTTTGATATAAATACCCCGTTATATCATGGTACAACATCAGATATAAAAGCATTTGACCCAACAATGGTTGGCAAAAATTTTAAAGAAATGAGTGGCGGAACTTATAGTACTACTAGCCCATTTGAAGCAAGTCTATATACGGGGTCTACTGGTATAGATAAAATTATAGACCGTAATATAACAGGCGGTAATGTCATGCCATTATTAGCAAAAAATACAGACGTATTAAATGTTAATGTAAATGATAGGTTTGTTACAAAATACTTAGATAAAAATATTGATAAATTAATTCAAAAAGCAGAATTAAAAAATAAAAAAGCAATTTATGCAAAGCCATTACAGCAACGAACAGACTTAATTAATGAAATGTATGGATTACCCCCTTCTAATTTTGATGATATTAATAACTATATAGCATTAGACCCGTCTCAATATAGGTCAAGATTTGCTGCCTTTGACCCAGCAAGAGCAAATGAACCAGATTTATTAGCAGCCACTATGGCAATACCTATAAGCGGGTTATTAGAACAACCTAAAGACAAAAAGAAAAAGAAATAACATAGAGGGCAACCAACCTATAAGGAGTTGCATAACAATGGATAATAATGAAGATAAAGAACCTAAAGTAGGAGCGCCAGCCGGCAATACAAATTCTAATAAAAACAATAGAATATGGGCAAATACAATTAGGAAATTAGCGGTCCAAGAAGACTATAGACGTATACATGCTATTGCTGAAAAGTTATACGAGAAGGCCATAGAAGGCGACCTAGGTGCTATTAAAGAAGTAGGCGACAGATTAGATGGCAAAGCAGTAGCAACACAAGAATTAACAGGTGCAGATGGTAAAGACTTACCTTCTGGGATAGGAATTGTCTTTGTCAAACCAGACGACAGCCAAGTTTCCTGATAGGCTAGACTTCTTATTTCAGCCACATAGATATAAGGTTGCTTATGGCGGTAGAGGAAGTGGCAAGTCATGGTCTATGGCTAGAGCATTGCTTGTAAAGGCAGCTAGTGAGCCAACACGTGTCTTATGTGCTAGAGAGATACAACGTAGTATTAAGCAATCAGTCCATACATTACTTAATGACCAAATACAAGCATTAGGTCTAGGACCTTTCTATGAAGTATTGGAAACAGAGATTAGAGGTCTTAACGGTAGTACATTTAGCTTTACTGGTCTTGCTACTAACACAGTAGAGTCTATAAAGTCTTTTGAAGGTTGTGACATTGTATGGGTAGAAGAAGCTCAGACCGTTAGTAAGAAATCATGGGATATACTTATTCCTACGATACGTAAACCTAATTCAGAAATATGGGTCAGTTTTAACCCTAATATTGATACAGACGACACATATAAAAGATTTGTGGTAGAAACACCTGACAATGCTAAGGTAGTTAAGGTAAATTACACAGACAATCCTTGGTTCCCAGAGGTGTTGGAAATTGAGAGGCAACATAGCTTAAAGACTAACCCTGACTATGCAAACATCTGGGAAGGTGATTGTAAGGCTGCTGTAGATGGCGCTATATACTCTAACGAGATACGTGAAGCACAAGAAGGTAACCGTATAACAACTGTACCTTATGACCCTATGCTAAAGGTTCATGTAGTGTTTGACTTAGGGTTTAACGACTCTATGGCTATAATATTATGTCAACGTGGCGTATCTGATATACGCATTATTAAATACATAGAAGATAATCATAGAACGCTAGATAGTTTTTCATCTGAGATTAGGTCATTAAACTATAATTGGGGTACAATGTTCTTACCGCATGATGGTAAGTCTAGGGATTATAAGTCAGGATTATCAGCAGAAGATATTATGAGGAAACAAGGTTGGACTGTTCGCATAGTTCCATTATCAAGTATAGAGTCAGGTATTAAGATTGCTAGAATGCACTTTCATAAATGCTATTTTGATAAGTCAACACAAAGACTATTAGAATGTTTAAAGAATTATAAGAGGTCAATTAACTCGTCCACTAATGAACCAGGCGCACCTTTACATGATGAATACAGTCATGGTGCAGATGCCTTTAGATACATGGCTACTTCAGTAGAACAAATGAAGAATGAATCATGGGGTGGTGAGAAAATAACATATAACAACCGAAGTATTGTATAGGAATTTACTAATGAACTTAGAAGACATGGAAATAATTGCACAGATAGAGGCTCAAGAAAATATAGCCTATGGTGTAAATGATAGTGCATTGTCTAATGATAGAGCAGAAGCGATAGATTATTACTTAGGACAACCATTCGGTAACGAAGAAGAAGGTCGTTCACAAGTTGTATCGTATGACGTTCAAGATACTATTGAATCAGCTCTCCCTCAGCTTTTAAAAGTATTTGTAGCCGGTGATAAGGTTGTTCAGTTTGACCCTAAAGGTCCTGAAGACCAAGAAGCAGCAGAACAAGAAACAGATTATATTAATCATGTAGTGATGGAGCAAAACGAAGGCTTCAAGATATTCTACGTATGGTTTAAAGATGCACTACTCTCTAAGAACGGTTATGTAAAAGTATATGCCGAAGAAGAAGAGGAAGAAGAAGAATACGAATATAAGGGGTTGACAGACGCCCAGCTTCAGATGTTGGCTTCAGATGAAGGCACAGAAGTATTAGAGCATACTGGTTACCCTGACCCAAGTGTCAACATGGATGTTGTCTATCAACAAGCAGCCATGAATGGTGTTGACCCAGCTACAGTTATGCAACCTATGTTACATGACGTTAAGCTCAAGGTTACAGAAAAAGAAACAGAGATTCATATTGAGAACGTAGCTCCAGAAAACATGATGATTTCTGTAGAAGTTAATGGTCCTAACCTACAAGATGCTAAGTTTGTTCAACACAGAGAAGTGATGCAGTTAGCTGACATTGCTGAGACGTTTGACAAGCCATTAGATTATATCAAGTCAATTATGTCAGACCTTCGTGATACGTTTGAAGAAGAGTCTAATGCTCGTGATATTTATGATGAAGAATATGATAGAGCTATTGAGTCACAAGAAGCACTTGTTAAAGACACATACATTAAGTTAGAT